GGGAGTACATTAAATACGAGAACGCAAACGGACTGCACCAGAAAACAGACTCATTCGGCATACCTTATACCTTCCTTAAATGGCTTGACGGTCACAAGGTCAAGTTCATCAAGATATGGTTTCAGGGCATACACCACGATACAACCGTAAAGAACTGGCTTGAAAGAGGGGAGTTCCTTTATTTCAAGGGCAGGTCAGAGAAGCGTATGCACCTTACACGTGCGCTTTTCATATCATAAAGGAGAACACTATGACAGAGGACGCATTAAGACCGCTACTGCGTATTGAGGAAGTCCGGGGCGTAACCCCAGACAATGCTATGATGTTCGCTACGATCAGCACAGGACGTCTTAAAGACTGGCTTGAGGAGAAGCCGGAGCATAGGAAACAGTTTGAAGATCATTTGCTACGTCAGGCGAGGTTTTGCAGAGAGAAAACAGCACCGTTTGAAGTGCCACCAATAAGGGAATAATAGCTTTCTCATTCCTTAATAAGTGTGACCAAACAGCGTTACCACGTTGAAAGAGGGATAAGTCTTTTAGATTAAAGGGCTTATCTCTTTTTTATTAGTATTTCATTACCTTCTCGTTCTATATACACAGGCGCGTGACCAATTATTTTAATTTTTTCAGACCTTTCTTCAGAGCGACCAGACAACAGCGATCAGGAGCGGCAGGGGTTAATGCTTTTTCCCTTGTCGCTCCAACCCCGTAAACATTCACACACCTATATACAGGAGAACCAAAGGAATTCCAAAGGAACTCCTTCGGAACTCCAATGGTACGTCCCAGAGAAAGAGAAAGAGAAAGAGAAAGATAAAGAACTTAAAGAACATATGTGCGAACAAAGAACGCTTTCGCACCACCATTACTTAATTTTTAGATACCGGAGCAACCGGTAATCGCTTTTTACAGGCGTAAATGTAAAGGAGTTGATACTATGGCTATCAAGAAAACACGTAAGAAGGCAACACAGAAGGGCAAAAAGAAGCCAAAGAAGAAAATAGTGGTTGTTACCAAGCCCGAATGGAGATTAAAGGCAGAGGACACGGTAAACGAAACCGGTGCGAAGCCTTATAACGCCGCACTTATGAATGGAGCAACACACGCAGAAGCGGTAGTGTTCGCGGCAATAGAGGAATACAAACACTTATCTACCTTGACATACGCTGATCTGGCAGAACAGGAAGGCGCAACCCCACGTAAGATAATCCGGCATTTAATAAAGAGATCAGGAATAGACAACAGGGAAGAAGGCGCACAGGAGATAAAGGGAACAGACGACAGCTTTGTAGAAGTGCCGAGCGATAAGGTGCAACTGGCATACTTAAAGGAACTCAACGGCATTATGGACTTGGACGACAAGGGCGCATTAGAAGATCAGAACGCCCAGAAGAACAGACCTTTTGACATAGGTATAGTTCTCCCAGAAGGTAGTAAATACGTAGAACGTGACATTGAACTCATTATAAAGGGGAAAAAGAGTGATAGTAGCGACGGAAAATCCTAAAATCACTATGGAGTTGAGCCCAAGACAAGCAGAAGCCTTGAGTGTTCTGGAAGACCCAGAAACACAGGAACTTATGTATGGCGGGGCTAAAGGTGGTGGCAAGTCAGTATTCTTGTGCTACTACGCATACAGGCTATGCAAACAGCTTATACAGGTGTTTGACCTACCAGTAAGGAAATATCCTCTTGTAGCAGGGTTTATGGGACGAAAACAGGGTGTTGACTTCAATGCAACGACCCTTGTTACGTGGAAGAAGATGATACCAGAGGACGCTTACTTAATAAGAGAGATAGAGAAGGTCAGATATATCGTTATCGAAGGTAAGATAGCAATTCAGATAGGCGGTATGGATAGAACGGAAACAGTCAACAAGTTCAATAGTGCTGAATATGCGTTCTATTGTTTAGATCAGGCAGAAGAACTCACACGTGATGAGATAGGCTTGATAAGAGGTACACGAAGATTAAAGATAAACGGCGAACCAGTCGTTTATAAGGGTTTATTAACAGCAAACCCGGCAATATGCTTCCTTAAAGAAGATTTCATAGACAAACCTGCGAAGGGTAACAGGTTCGTACAGGCGCTTCCGGGCGATAATCCTTTCCTTGCTCCGGGTTACATTGAGCAGTTGAGGAAGGCGTTCGGACATAAGCCAGAGTTGTTGAAGGCTTATTTAGAGGGTTCTTGGGACGATCTGGACGCGGCAAACGTCATTATCAACTATAAACACGTTAGAAATTGTGTGAATAACGACCAACACGACAAGACGGTCATTAAGAAGATAACCGTATGCGACGTATCAGAGGGTGGCGGTAATGATGAGTGCGTCATATATGATATGGTCAATACCAAGATAGTCAACCAAGAGATATACAACTGGAATAGCCCAATGGACACCTGCGGGCGCATACAGGCACACGCAAGGAAGAACGGGAGCAACCTTATAGCAATAGACAAGATAGGGTCAGGAAACGGGGTTTATGCTCGTCTGGTAGAGGTTTATAGTGAAGGCGAGGGCGACGAAATGACCGTATATGGATATGATAGCAGATTATCAGGTAAGGACTTGGGAACAGAGGACGGCACGACCTTTCATAACAGGAAGGCGGCGTCTTGGTGGAAAGCAGGGATAATGTTCGCAGAAGGGTTATGTGATATACCGAATGACCCTAAATTGATAAATCAGCTTGCCGGCGTGACATATCACTTCTTGTCGAATATGAAGATAATAGTGGACGACAAGGAAAAGGTTATCAAACCCAAGCTTGGTTGTAGTCCGGATAGAGCAGAAGCATACATTATAGGGCTTGACGCATTGGAGATCGCAGAGCCGGTCAGCAAGCCAGACGCATATATGAGAGAGAATGAAGACGATTATGACTTCTCTCCCGAAACCTGTTAAGGAGTTGATATGGGAACAGACAAGATAAGCATTAAGCTACTGAAAGCAGAAAAGAAGAAATTGAAGGACGAATTGAACGGCTTAACAGGCAAGAACACCGAATTACAGGCAAGACTGGACGAGAACCAGATAGAGATAGTGAACCTTCAAGCAGAGATCACACAGATACAGGTGGATATAAACACCTTAAAGGACGAGGTTTAATATGGCATATGAAGATACAGAGAAAACAGAGGGGAAAGACGGCGAAATGACCGCTTCTTTGGTCATTGACGACTTTAAGAGAGCCAGAAGTGCCAAGAAAGACCTTATGGTCAAGCAAAGAAAAGACTTTGAGTTCGCTTTAGGCAAGCAATGGGACGACGACGACGTAGCCAAGCTTGCAAAAGCAGGGGTCGCGGCATTGACGATCAACAAGATACAACCAAATATCTTCCTTATATCCGGCATTGAGCGTCAGAACCGTACAAGTGCAAGGGCATTTCCAGAGGGTTCAGAGGACGGAGTAACAGCGGATATAGCTTCCGGGCTACTGGCGAACGTGGAGAAGCGTAGCCAGTCAAAGTATAAGATGTCAGAAACCTTTGAGGACGGTTGTATATGTGGAGAAGGGTATATCGAACCATATATCGACTACACTTGGGACTTGCTGAATGGCGAAATGAAGATAAAGAAGCTTAATCCCTTCAATGTGTTCCCTGATCCAGACGGAACAGAGTACGACCTTTCAGACGCAGAGTTTCTTATCAAGTTCACACCGAGTTTAAGCAAAAAGCAGATAGAAAAGCTATTTCCAAGCAAAAAGAAGGAGATAGACAACCTTGCGAACGCAAAGCTATCCCTTGACGCTACCGAAGATATGAATGACGCCGGTATGGAAGAACAGACAAAGGGATATGACGACAATGACAACGACATTCCCGGTCTTGACCACCAGAAGGAAAGCTTTGATCTGACAGAGTATTTTTATAAGAAGTACGTGGATAAGTGGATTATCGTTGATAAGAAGCTTGGTAAGATAAGCGCAGAGGTCGACGACGAGAACACGGCGAAGCAATATGTAGAGCAAGCCACGTTGGACGACGAACGTGATGAAGAAGGCAACCTTACACAGCCGTCAGCGATAGCCATTAAGAGGATTATACCTGAAATATGGATATGTGCGTTGGTAGGAACAGAGAAGATAGACGAATATAAGAGTCCTTTCTACCCTAAATGGCGTTCATATCCTATCATTCCTTTCTTTGCACACCGAATAACAACTCCTATGAAAGACCGTGATCTGATGTTTCAAGGCGTTGTCAGGGGGTTGATAGACCCACAAAGAGAGTTAAACAAGCGAAGAACACAGGAATTAAGGTTATTGAACACGTCAGCCAATAGCGGTTGGTTGAGTGAGCAGGGCGCTTGGGTTAAGAAGAATGACGTTAAGAAGCTTGGAGCAAGCCCCGGAGTTATCCTTGAATACAAGAAGGGCGCACAAGCACCCGCGAAGATATTACCGACACCTTTATCACAGGGTCACGCACAGTCGGCGGCAGAGAACGCACAGGATATGAAGGAAATATCAGGTATCAATGCGGAATTACTGTCAATGAGTGATAGCGGGAACGCTTCCGGCAAGGCGATACACCTACGACAACAGCAGGGTATCGTTATGGTTCAGAGGATATTTGACAACTATGGACGTACGAAAGACCTTCTGGCAAGGTTTATGCTGTCACAGTTGGGCGAACTTTACACAGTAGACACCGCAATAAAGGTTATGGGCGACGGTTTCATATCGGATAACTTTGAAGTCCCGGTTATGACCCAGAGCGAAGTGGACGGTCAGGAAGTCCCAGAAATGGACGATAGCGGTCAAATGGTTATGCAGATCGACGAAGAAGCAGTCGGAGCGGTGTTCAATAAGGTATTAACAGATACAGAGGTAGGCAAGTTTGACGTAGCCGTTGGCGAAGGCGCTAACACCGAAACCGTGAAATACTCCAATTATCTCTTGCTTATGGAACTGGCAGAGAAAGGCATACAAATACCAATGGATATACTGATCGAGGAAAGTTTAATCAATTCCTCGTCAAAGGAACGTATAAAGAAGGCAATGCAACAGGCACAAGCGGCGGCAGAAGCACAAGCCGGACAAGCGGTCTGATATACGCCAGTAGGCGTAAACGCGTAGATATACCCACGCTATTGAGGTATAAACTTAACAAAGGAGAGAACAATGACAGAAGAAGCCAAAGCAACAGTCGAAATCGTAGAACAGCCTGAACAGGGCGCAGAAGAACAGCCGATAACGGTTGACGAAGCGTCAGAAGCGGGTCTGACCCCAGAGGAAGTAGCTATGGGGAAGGAAAGCGGCGATATTGTGGACGAAAAGCCGGCAGACGAGAAGAAGGAAGGCGACGAAAAGAAAGACGACGACGCCAAGAAGGACGACGAACCGGTTAAGAAGGAAGCAAAGAAGGACGACGCCGAGAGCGAGGACGACCCTGAAAAGGAAGCTGAACAGGTAAAGGACTATACGCCAAACGAGAAAGCGCAGTATTTCCAGAGAAAGAAGGAAAGAGCAAAGCGCCAGAAAGCGGAGCGTAAGTCAGAACTGTTGGAAATCAAGCTTAAAGCGGAGAAAGAAAAGACAGAACTTCTGAAGTCAGGTAAGAAAGTCGACGAAATGGAAGATTTAGACGCTGAACTTGACGCTGATCTAAAAGGTGGAGAGGAAAGCGACGACGACATAGTTACCAAAGGCGACCTGCGTAAGTCAGAGGAGAGGAAAGCAAAGAAACAGGAAACCCAAAGGGAACAAGCCAAAGCCGTAGCCCAGAGTCTTGACACCAGATACACAGAAGCGAGAGGAGAATACGCGAACTTCGACGCATTATGCGATCTGGCGGGCGAAATTATGGAAGAAGATGAAAAGGAAGGCGGCACATACGCGATAAAAGTAGTGCAGTTGGCAAACGACCTAGAGGGCGACGTAGCCGGTTATGTAATGAAACTGGCTAAACTCCACGACAAATACGACGAGGTATCTAAAGGTAAAGCCGAAAAATCGGAGAAAGACGGTAAAGTAGTAGAAGGTGCAGACAAAATAATCAATAATGCTTCCAAACGCACTACTTCAGCGGCAGTTGGCGGTGGGAATGGTAGACGTATCGTTACGGAAGATGATCTAACCGTGCAAGACGCGGCGAACTTATCAGACGAAGCATACGGAAAGCTATCCCCTGCAACCCGTGAACGGTTATTGAAGGCGTAGGGAGCGTGTGAAACTTAAAAGAGAGGTGTTATAATGGCTAATTCAGTAAGTATAAACGCTTTGCGTCCGGAAATCTGGGCAAAAGAGTTATGGAAAGACGCAATGGACAATATGTACTTTACCCAGAACGGTATGATGGGTAAAGGCAAAGGCGACACCAATGCGGTAGTTTGGGTAAACAAAGACCTTAAGAAATCGAAGGGCGATACCGTGACAGTTCCTTTAACCACGAAGCTTTCCGGCAACGGAGTGGACGGCGATAGCGAACTGGAAGGTAACGAGGAAGCCATAAGCGCATATTCCGAGTCTATCTCGATAGACCAGAAGCGTTTTGGTGTAAGGCTCACAGGTCAGCTTGACGAGCAGAAGAACGCATACGATATGCGTACAGACGCGAAGAACAAGCTGTCTATCCGGTTACAGGAGTTTATCGAAAGACAAATCTTCCTGAAACTTGCCGGTGTAACGAACACGTCACTTACCGACATAGCCGGTACGGTTGTTGGTGCGACTTGTGCTTGGAGCAACACCCCGGATTATATAGCAGACGCAGATACAGCCGCAGGTTACGGCGACAGGTATCTTTGTGCTGACTATACTTCCGGTGCGGCGTC